TGATACCCCTTAGTAACTTAGGACATTATAGTCTAAAGTGCCATAAATCGTATCATTTAGGATAAATGCGTCTATGACTGGCTCTAATGTCGTGAACGTGGTTTTCCAACTATTTGGTGATATGTTCATACGCACACCAAAAATCTGTAATGTTTTCTCTAAGGTAGATCCGCCTGGCTGTGTAGTAATTACCTTTATTGGATCAAAGAAGTCTAGGTCTAAGGCTGCAATAATGCCGCTATTGTAATTGTCTGTGTATAGGTCAAGGACTATGGAATCTACTCGAATGCTAGTTTCAGCTCTACTAGCCACATAAGCCTGTGCGTAATCTAGGGCTACGGCATCGGTCTGCATAAGTAGGTTGTCTAAAAAGTAACTGTGTAAGAAATACTTGTCTATGCTGTCTTGATTGAGTGCTACCTGTGGTGTGCCGCCTGCTCTAGTAATAGTAGCTTTGTTAAATATAAGCACATCGTTAAGAATCCAACTAGCATCAAAATAATCTATACCTGTGCCATTATCTGCAAAGACTGTGGGTGTGCCGCCAATAGATCCTGCCGTAACGTTTCTATCTTGGAATACAAAATTATTATCTGCATCCACATAAATTGCGCCGTACTCGCTCTCGCTAGCAGTAAACAAGGCTTGCAGTGCTGTGCGATTAGTGCCTGGGTCTGTCTGTAAAGTAGTAAGCCCTGCATCTACGTCCCGCTGTGATGCTGGCCAACTAATTTGATCTAGTATTTGATTTATGCGTGTGCCTGATAAGTCACCTGCAGTAGCACCTGTAACTGTGCTGATCTGGGCTACCTGCGCTAATCTAAATGCATCTACAGCTTGGATAGTTGTTATGGCTACATCTTCGCCAGATTCACTAGGGTATGTAGTAACGTAGCTTGTTATAAATCCTGAAAATATAGGATAAGTTACCGATGAGTAGGTTGCAGTAATCTGCACCTTTTTCATGGGTGTTAATAAATTATAATACGGGCCAGTAACATTCTGCGGATTAAAATCGCCATTTTGATCTGTTATGCGTAAGGTTAATGATCCTGTCTGAAATTGATCGGATAGGGCAGTACGACCTCGATTAGTTTCTATGCGGTTAACTTGATTAGATACATCTACAATTACAGCTGCAGCATCGGCCAATATGTTTGTATCTAATATGCCTGTATCTAGAATCATAGCCTGAGCAAAACTAGGCCCAGTGCTAAAGTTAATTACAGCATTTATTACTGGTATTGCCATTATGGTAATTGTCCTGCTGCAGTAGTGCTATAGCCACTGCGATTAGCAAGCTGAATACTCTCAGCCATCATTTGAGCAAATCTATCACCTGACGGCGAGCTAACTAATAAATTCACATCTAACGATCTATTACCAGATTCTCTAGCTCTTTCTGTTGCTATTTGTGATACGTTCATGCCTGCATAAGAAGATGAGCCTACTAACTGAGTTGCTAGATCTTGAAAGTAACTAGTGCTTAATTGAGCAACGTTACCGCCACCACCTAAAGAAGTATTGCCTGATTCTTTTAATCTCTCATTTAATATTTGTTGAGCACTCATATTCTGATAACCGATTGTGCCAACTAACATCTGTGACAATTTTTTGAAATAATCAATATTTGCAGCACTAGCAAGGTCTAAAGCACCTGCTAATTTTTCAGCAGCTTGTGTTGTTTTATCTAATGCACCAGCATTTATTTTTTCTAAAAGATATTTGTCCGCCATAGCAGCATTACCATCTAAGATAGCCAGTTTCTCAGCTAATCTAACTTTTGTTTCTTCATTAGTTGCAGCGTTAAGAGCAGCCATCAAACTTATGCGCTCTAAATCATATTTGTCTTTAAGTTTTTTTAAGGCTTCTTCTGCTTTTAATGCTGCTACAAGTTTTTTTCTAGCAACTTCTTCTTGCTTAAATTGAAAACCACTTATACGACCTGCGCTGCGCTTTTGATTTTCTGGTAAAGGTTTAAATTTATTTTGTTCTTTACGGCCATAACTTGATAACAAATAAAGTAAAGGATTTTCTATTTTTAATAAAGTTTCGGTACTTACTTTATCTAAACCTGTTATTTTATCAAGTTTTTTTATTAATGAAGCCGCGCCATAAATAGCATCTGCTATGGTTTTACCAAAGTATTCCATATCATCAGCTGCATTTTGTATAGAATTATCTTTTGATAATAAAGCCAAAGAATCTAATAAACCTTTACCAATACTTTCTTTTGCATTTTCTGAAGCAACCGTTAATAAATCCATTTTGCCAGCATAAGTTTCTAGTCTTGCTGCTGATTGACCTGTAAACTTGCCGTTTAATTCTGCCATGATTTTGTTCATGTCGCCTGTTTTAAGAGCAGCTTTATTTAAACCTGGTACTAATCTACCTATTGCTGTTGTTTGCCCACCAAAACCTTTGGCTAAAGCCTGACTTACTTCTACAACTGAACCATATCCTGCTGCACTTACATCTAAAGCTGTTGCCAAAGCATCTTGGCTTAAAGTTATTGATCCAGTAACGCTTAGTAATTTTTGAAAAGCTGGGCGTAATTCATCATCTAATACACCTGTGGTTTTTTGTAATTTAGCAATATACATTTCTACGCCTGGTGCGCTAAATTGATAACCAGTATTTTTCAATTGTTGCTCTAATGATTTAGCGGCCTTTTCATCGGCCATGAATGCCTGCACTGCTTTTTTGCTAAAATTAGTTAAAGCTCTAGCGCTAAAAGCCGCAGCAAAAACTTTGGCAAAACTTTTGACCCGTTTTTCAAACGCTGATACTTCTTTCGTGCCTTTTTTTAATCCTTTGTTATCAAACGTGCTGACTGCGCTAACAATTAAATTAGGCACTATGCAGCCTTTCTGATTTCTGTATCTTTAATAAACTTAGTTGCTACTGTGTTAATGGCATTAACTACCTTTGGAATAACTATATCTTTAGTTTCATCCCACGCACGATAGATAACACGACCACGTTGCTTGCCTTGGCCCTTCATGCTAGATAGCATCTCTGCAGCTGCATTAAATTGCACAGGTGCATTAGGGTTTAAAGATCTATTACCTCTAGGCCTACCTATGCGGCCTGCTGTTTCAAAAATTGCGCCTGGTCGGGAATTGTTGTATACATAAAATGCAGCTTTAAATCCACTATTGTTTGATTTGTTTTGACCTGCAGAATATGCAATCATACTTTTTGCTAGATCATAATCATAAGGTGGGAATAATCTGTTGGGATCTTTGACAGTATCTAGTGATCCAGTGCCTTTACCCCAGCCACTTAACACTTTGCTTTGTGCAGGTAAATAACCACGTGCACGATCACGCACAATTAACATAGCCTGCTTGATATTCTTTGACATCTCTTTATTAAGATCTTTGTCTACATCTCGCATAGCTTTTTGGAGTTGTTTAACGCCTGTTACGACTACGGGCATTTTTGATCTCCTTTGCTCTATCGCTAAGCACCTGCACGATTGCTCGTAGCATTTCCGAGTCCATATTTATAAACTCATTAGGCGCAATCCCTAGCTCTACAGACAAACTTGCTATCGTGTAGAGCGTAGAATCACGCTGTACTATTTTTTTTCTTCGTCTAATACCTCAACAGTTTCTAAACTGTCAATAAACTCAATACCAAATACAGGTACAGTTACGTTAGCCCTACGTAAACACTCATGCGCTAAGAAGTAAATCTCAGTCTGCCTCTCGTGATCACGTAGGACTTTACTAATTCCTGCGCCGTACTTTAACTCAAAAGCGTACTCGACACCTGGTGTTATCTTGTGTTCTGTGACTTCACCATTAGCCCTTGTTATCTTTAGCTTTGCCATTATTACTCCTTATGCGATTGCTACAGCTACTGTGCTGTTGCAAGTAAATGTGATGCTCTGTGATGATATATCAGCTACTGCGCCATTTACATTCTGTAGGTTATTAACCAATACAGATGCTGTGTATGAAGGGTTAGTTGCAGATACGGCAGCACTTGTCTGCTTAATTACGCATGTTACAGTAGTGCCATAAGCAGCACGTAATGTAGGGATAACTGTTG